GACACAGGTGATTTATTAGCAACCGCGGCATCAAAGTATCCAAACAGATTTATCACGTTTACTAATAGAACTACAATTGGTGGTGCAAATGAGGATATTGCAGTAACATTTCCTGTTGGACAATCTGTTACTGGTGCATCATCGACAACTGTTGGAACAATTGTAAAAAGAAATTTAGATTTAGGACAATTGTTTATAAAGATTACAAGTGGGACCAAGTTTTCTGTTGGTGAACAATTGCAGTTTACTAACACAAGTGGCGATGTAATTTCTCTTGTAATAGTAAGTGAAGGTGAACAATACAATGCAGTACATCATTATAAAAATACAGATGGTAAACAAGTTGATATTGACCCTTATCCAGAATCTGGAACAGTAAATACATCTGGTTTAATACCTGTTACTTATCGTGATAGACTTGAAAGTAGAAACGATGAACTAAAAACAATTATTGTTATTAGACCAGACAGTATAGACAAAGTAGTATCAGATTTTAATAAAGCATTGAAGTCATAACATGGCAAACTCAAAGAGTCAACAATTTAAGTTAACTAAGGCGCATATTACGGCAGATAGATTTGGTGGTTTTGAGAATAAATTTTTTGATGTTAAAAATCAAGTTGCAGAAATAAACATCTACGAAAGTATTGAAGAACCATCTTTATCTGGTACGATTGCGATTGTAGATGATAAGTCTTTGTATGAATTAATTAATTTTAATGGTACAGAACGTATTAGATTAGAAATGGCAGGACTAGGTAAAGAAACTGACCCTGTGTTTGAAAAGACTTTCATCATGACAAATATAGTCAGACAACTAAAAGGTAATGATAAGTCTAGTATATATGTGTTTGATATTATCGATGAACATGGTTTTATTTCATCGGCACAAAGACTTCGTAGTGCTTATCGTGGACGTATTGATGATATTGTCAAAGGAATTTGTTTGACACGATTAAATAAAAGTGTTGATATCTCATATCAACTTTTGTTTGGATTTAGAAGTAAAAAAGTTGATGCGATTCAAGATGATATACGTGTAATTATACCTAATCTTTCACCTATAAATGCAATTAAATGGTTATTGTCAAGAGCAACAACACAGACAGGTTCTCCTTTTTATTTATGGGCAACAATACATGATGAAAATTTAAGAATGGGTAATCTAGATGTTATGTATCGTCAAGTGCCATTTAATGATAAATTACCTTATACTTATAATCCATCAAACGTAAACGTTGCAGAAGATAAAAGTGAATTCGAACAAGGATTTACTATTAAAGCATTAGGTTTAGGTGAAATGGGTGATACTCTTCATATGGTAACAAATGGAACTGTCGGCGCATCACAAGGTATAACTAATTTAAATACTGGTCAAATAACACAACAACACTATGACGTACAAAGAACAATTGATAATTTAGACAAACAAGATATAATTATAAGAAGAAATCAAAATGTTTTTGATAATAAATTAAAATTAAAAGATAAATTTATTGGTGATTATGAAGCACAACATATTCATCAAGTAGTTTCTACAGGAACTTACGGTAAGTTTAAATCATATCACGATGAATTTGAAGAAGCAAAACATCTTAAAAAATTAGAGTCTAATTCAATTAGAGATTTACTAGTTAAAAACATGATGTCTATTACAGTTCCTGGTACTGCATTCTTTCTTGGTAAAGCGGCAGTAGGCGATACAGTAAATTTAAATGTTGTCAATGATAATTTAGAAGTTGGTAAACAATCAAATGCAGATGATATGCTTGATAAAAATAAATCTGGTAAGCATTTAATTTATGACTTACGACACACATTTAGAGGCACACAACATGACGTTACAATGAACGTTTGTAAATTAGAAAGAGAACCATGAACGAGAAATTTTTAAATCCAGTGCCTTATGAATATTATGGAGATAATGTTCGTTGGTTTATTGCGACAGTTATTGATGCATCACCACCATTTGGATTTGAAGGTCGTGTAAAGATAAGAATTCATGGTTTACACTCAGACGAAATATACGAATTGCCACAACAAGACTTACCCTGGGCGCAATGTGTTCTTCCAACAACAGAAGGTGGTATTTCTGGTATAGGTAAATCACCAAAGTTGCAACCAAATTCATTAGTCTTTGGTTTTTTTATGGATGGTAATCACTCACAAACTCCAATTGTTTTAGGTTCTTTGCCACATTTAGAGTTTGCGACATTAACTCAAAACAATCAAAGATTAGAAGACATTGGTGATGACAGTAAACCAGAAGGTTTGTTTTCGATACTGTCAAACATAGTTACACCAATAGATAAAGGCATAGAAAATGATAATACACAAAGTAATCCACGAAAGTTTTCTAAAACAACCAGAGATAAAAGAGTAAAACACTCAGTACAATTTTTATTAAATTTAGGTTATACAGAAAATCAAGCAATTGCAATTACTTCTGGTTTATTTATTTCATCTAGAATGGTCACTGGTAAAACTGGACTTGCAGATTTTTCTAAACAAAGATTTTCAAACTTAATTGCATTTAGTTCGGCATTTAAAAAGTTTACAACACAATTAGAGTTTGTTGTTTTTGAACTAAGAGGTGAAAAACAAAATGCTAATATAAAAATATTACAAACTGACAGTTTAGAAGGTAAAAATTCTTTACCAGAAATTGTGACTAAATACTATTTAGAAAACAATGCATCTGGTTTTAAAGATGAAGTAGAAGCAAAGGCACTAGAAATCAAGGAGAGTATTGGTGGGTAGAGAAATTAAATCACGAATTAATTCTCAATTAAAAAGATTAAAAAGAGAAGATATAGAGCAAGAGTACATTAAAGTAAACTTGCCAAAAGCAAGTGACCAACTTCGTGCTAAATTAGATACAACTATTGGTAGAGATTTAACAGAAATTGGTGGTATAAAACCTTTAGATATAGTACAAAATGCAAAAGGTGATGTCATACAAGGTGAAGGCGTTGCTCTTATTACTGAAAACTTACCTAGTATTACTGGCATTAATGACCCTGGAACAATCACATTGCCATATTCTGCTGGTAGTTTGACAACTAATTTTGGTGGTTCTGATTCTGGTTTTAATTCATCGTTTAATGTTAGTGCAACGAAAACTGGTGGAACAACTGCTCAACCTATTTCTACAATATTAGGTGACATAACAGGTGCTCCTGCTTTAAAATTATCTCTACCTAAACTTAATTTAAATATTGCAGGTGGTGGTAGTCCAACAAGTATAGCAGAAGGTATTGATGGTGCAGTTGCAAAAGCAAGTGCTAAAGCATCATCAATTGCAGATGCTGCCAGTGGTATTGCATCTTCTCAAGAACTAAGTGAAATAGCAAGTGTTACTCAAAATCTTGATGCTGGTACTGCGGTAGAGGCAGTAACTAAATTAATATCTGGCATACCTGATTTAAAAACTACAACTAATCCAGAAGACGTTTTGGGTAACGTTCAAAATCAAACAGGTGTAGAGGCACTTCAAGCAAAGGCAAAAGTTACTAAACTTAAACTTGCATCTTTTCCTAGTGTTGCAGGTTTTGTTGGTAAAATTAAAGACTTAGCAGGAGATATAGGTGAACTTGTTGATAAAGCAACAGATGCCATAGCAACTGTAATAGCAACAATTGCCACAGGTTTAGATGGTGTATTACAAAACATTACAGAAAAAATAACATTAAACACAGAAAATAAAGTAAAAGGTATTACTGGTGGTGCAGTAGAAAGTGCAGTATTAAAAGATATTACAGAAGACGTAGCAAAGAAAACACCAGAAGGTGATGCAAATGCAATTAAGTCAATACTTGGAAATGCAGATATTGGTGGTTTTATGAAAGGTATTGTAGACAAAGTAAAATCTTTTACAAGTCCTTTAGACTTTAAAAACAAAGTAAAAGACGAAGCAGAAAAATCAGGTATATCAAAAGATGAAATAGAAAATACAACAAACACAATTGATAGAGCAGATAAAGAAATAAAATCATTAAACACAACAATTGCTGGTCAAATGATACTAGATGAACAATTTTATTCATTACCAAAACCCATTGGTGAAGAGATTACAAAGTGGTCAGGTAGAAACAGTGGAGATGAAGTGTTTACTTTCGTATCTTCTGTTGAAGAATTAAATTCAGAAATACACGCAATTACAAGACCACTATCAGAAGTGGTAATTCATGCGACTGAAACTGCAACTGATAAAGACATAGGCGCAATAGAAATAAATAATATACAATCAAAATTAGGACATGATGGTATTGGTTATCATTATGTTATACGAAGAGACGGAAGATTGCAAAGAGGTAGACCACCAGATAGAGTTGGTGACCATACGTCTGCAAATGGTCATAATAATCATTCTCTTGGTATTGTACTTGTTGGTGGTATAAATGTTGCTACTGGTGATGTAGATGCACTTGGTAATAGGTCATCATCTTCATTTACAAGAGAACAGTATACAACACTTGAAAGATTTTTAGAAGCATTTTACATTAAATATCCAGGTGGTAATGTTTTCGGGCACAACGACTTAGATGCAGAAGAAACAGACCCTTACTTTGACGTGCAAGAATATGTCGAGACAGTATTTAGAAAACAATTAAATGGTATAGGAGACCCACTAAACGAAGGACCAGTTGACCCAACAAAAGACCTTCTTAATATAGTATTAAAAATATTACAGGTACCAAAATGATTTATGCAAATGAATATGGCACAGTAGACTTGTTATCAGAACAATTTTTACAATCATTAAAAAGTGATAAAGGCACTATTGGTGTAAAACTATCAGGTGGTGCTGACACGGCATTATTGTTACATTTACTTGCAAAAGAAATATCAGAAAGAAATTTAAACTTTAGTATTGTACCATACACTTTTAATGATAAACCAGATAGATTTATTGTTGCTCAAAACATTATTCACGAAGTTGCAAAAACGTTTCCAAAAGTTAAGTTTGAAAAACACCAGTATGATGAAATATCACCACCATATAGAAAAGTATTTGATAAATGGGCACTTAAATTAACAAGACAATATGACATTGTTTTCTTTACAAATGGTGTAAATTTACCAGCACCAGAAGAAGCAATCACTATAAACAAAGAGTTAGCAAAGTTTGTTGGAACACGAGAAGCACCAAGAAACTATGATACTCAAGACTTAGAACGAATTGGAATACAAGACATACCAGAGTATTCACCATTCAAAGATGTTGATAAAAGATTTACTGCTCAATTATATGAGGATGAATTTTTGCTAGAGACATTGTTTCCATTGACTAGGTCATGTTTAGGAAGTGCAGAAGTTACTGACTATCATGAGAAACCATGCAAGATATGTTACTGGTGTGAAGAAAAATATTGGGCATTTGGTCAATACGATGCAATAGGGTAATTAAATGACAACTAAAAAAGATAATTTTAAATTAAGAACTCAAAAACTAGGCACTGGTTTAGAAGAAAGTCTTGGAGTACCACAGAAAGGTTTTCAAGACCCAACTGGTGAGTTTCCAAAAAGAGAATACAATTTTGGGTCATCAATAAATCATGCGGCAAGAGGAATTAAAATCAATAATCTCTATACGAGTGGTGGAGATATTGGTGTATCACTTAACATTGCAGACCAAAGACCTTCAGAGTTTCCTTTTAATCAAGTAGACGAGACTACATCTGGTCATGTTGTTGAATACGATGACACACCAGGTGGTGAAAGAATTTTAATTAAACATCGAACTGGCGCTGGTGTGGAAATGAGAGCAGACGGGAGTGTTGTCGTTTCTTCAACAAATAACAGAATCGAAGTCACAGGTGGTGACCAAACAACTATAGTCGAAGGTGCTGGTAATCTAGTCTACAAAGGTAATCTTAATTTAGTAGTCACAGGTGACTATAACGTTGATGTTGGTGGTAATTATAATGTACAAGTTGCTGGTAATATGATTGAAGGTATTTCGGAGAATCATCGTACTTTTGTTACAAAAAACTCAGAGTATGTCACAAAAGGTACTAAATCCACTAAGACTATTGGTAATCATACTGACATTATGTTAGCAGATAATCATCAATATGTCAAGGGTAATCAAAACAATTGGGTACAGGGTGACATTGAAATCGCAACAGAACAAGATATGTTTGTATCTGCAAAATCTTCACTAGCAATGACAAGTGAAGTCTTTAATGCGACAGGTGTTAAACAAGTATCAATCTTTGGTATGAAAGGTTCTATTGGTGGTAAACAAGTTGACTTTACAGGTCAAGTATTTCAGGGTAATGAAGGTCCAGCACCATTTACTAGTGGTGCCGCATTCTATGGTTCGTTTCATGGTCAAGCAACTGAGGCGATGTTCTCAAGAACTGCATGGACGGCAGAAAAATCTAAGTTTGCAGAAACTTCTGGTGTAACAGAATCGCAAAACTATGCAGAAAATGTAACAAGTAGTGGAGGTAGTGTCCCACCTGGTGGTGCACCAGAAATTGTTCTGAATCAAGAAATCAAAACACCAATTGGACCACCACCAATTCCAAGTATTGTTGCCGCATACGGTAGTATGGGTGATTTTGCAATACGTGACGTAGTAATCGATGAAGGTGATAAACTAAAAAACAGATTAGACTTATCAGATGACTATAAAGGTATTTTTGATAAACACCCAACAACACAAGAAATACGTTCAAGATTGAGAGGCACTCTTAGAGAAAGATTAACTAGAAGAGGTACTAGAGAAAACTTACTTGGACAATTAATCGCAGAAGGACGAGTAAGTGATACTGCATATAGAACAACACCAGATAAAATAGGTAGAACTGTTGGTAAAGAACCAACTTCTAGATTTGGTTATACACCAATTGGTAATGCAATAGAGAATAGAGGTAAGAGGTTTACACCAAAATGATAGTAGTAGTTGACCCAGTATTTAATCCTAACGGAGTAGACAATGTTAGTTCTGCAACTAAACTAGGACCAGGAGTAACAATTGCTAAGTTTCTTGGTGCATATGGAGATAGAACTGCATTTAATCATGTCGGTAGCAATGATGAAAGAAAACAAATTGCAAGACAATTGTATTTACAAGCAGAAATGATGCGAGTAATTCAAGGTAATACTGAACTATTTAATGATGTTCGTTTAATCGTAAGTGAAGGTATCTATCGTGCAGGTCCATCAGAAACACTTGTTGACGATACTCTTGCAAAAAGTAAAGGTGAATTGGTATACTATCAAGTGATTGGTAAAGATGGAATAATAGATTTTGAAAAAACATTTGACATAGCAGAATATTGGAAAGATTATACAAACTATGATGAATTACGTTTAGATTACGATACTTATAATCCAGATGGAACTCTTACTGCATCAATAGGTGTATTGATGCCAGTAGTAGACCAAACGTTTGAAGTAAACTTTAAAAATGATGTAAAAACGTTTTTTAACAATTCATTACAGTCTAGAGACGAATTAGTAGAAATAAAACAAGAATTTCTAACATAAGTTATTAAAAATTAAACAAGATTAGTATAAATAGACATATGGCAACAAGAAGAGCATACTCTAGAGAAGACCAGGGTGATTTAAACACCACTAGTATTGCTACGAGTAGGAATGTTGACTTTAAAGATATTGATTTATCTTTTAAAGTAACAACAACTTCTGGTGATATATTTAAAAAACAATCAACTGCCGCAGTAAAACAAGCAATCAAAACTTTATTACTTACAAATAGATTAGAAAAACCTTTTCTTGCAACTTTTGGAGGAGACTTACAAGGTCAACTATTCGAATTAGCAGACAGAGACGGTTCTACTATTATTCGCAATAACATTATAGCAACAATTGAAAGATTTGAACCAAGAGTTAAAGTTTTGAATGTTATAGTTGCTCTAGAACCAGATAGAAATAGATTGGGTGTGACAGTAGAATTTAAAGTAATTAATACACAAGAAACAGTTGTTTTCGAAACAACAATAAACAGGTTAAGATAACATGGGACAAACAACAATTAAATCAACTGCATTAGACTTTACTGCAATAAAAAATAATTTAAAAGTCTTTCTTTCACAACAAGACGAATTTACAGATTATAACTTTGAAGCATCTGGTTTGTCAAGTGTTTTAGATGTTCTTGCATACAATACACACTATAATGGACTAATTGCCAACTTTGCACTAAATGAATCATATTTAGGAACTGCTCAACTTCGTAGTTCACTTGTATCACTTGCAGAAGGTATTGGTTATATACCAGATTCAATGAATGCATCACAAGGTATTGTTAATTTATCTTTAAATTTAGAAAGTTTGACAAACAGACCAACTACAGTTTCATTGGCGAGTGGTGTGAAATTTAATGCAGTAGTAGATGGTACAACATATGTTTTTCAAACTCAAGAAGAAATAGTTGCAACAGATGACGGTGCTGGTAGTTACTCATTTACAACTGCAGACAATGTTGCGGATATAAAAATCTTTGAAGGTACATCAACAACAAAAACATTTAATATCACGGCGCAAACAGAAAATGCCGCATATATTATTCCAGACCAAACTATTGATATTGATACTGCTATTGTTCGAAGTTTTGAAACTCCATCAAGTTCTTCGTTTACAACATTTACTGATTTAAGAAAAGCAACATCGTTAACATCTAACTCAACAGTTTATATATTAAAAGAAACACCTAAAGGTGACTATGAAATTACTTTTGGTAACAAAACAGTTCTTGGTAGGTCACCTGTTGCTGGTAACAAAGTTACAGTTGAATACTTATCTGTTGCTGGTGCAGATGCAAATGGTGCCAAAGTATTTACACCTCAAAGTCAAGTGACAGTAAACAATGAGAATTTTGCACTACAAGTATCAACAGTATCTAATTCATTCGGTGGTTCTGAAAAAGAAACAGAAGAATCTATCAGAACGACTGCACCATTTCAATATGCAACTCAAAATAGAGCAGTTACCGCAGAAGATTATGCAACTCTAGTACAAAGAAACTTTGGTTCATTATTAAATGATATTTCATCATTTGGTGGTGAAGATGCACTTGAACCAGAATTTGGCGTAATATTTTTGTCATTGCTGTTTAGTAGTGCAATAGAAAATGATACTGTCTCAGGTGAAGCAATCAAACAAGCAACAAAAGACAGTATTGTAAGTTTATTTAAAGATTTATCTGTTGCATCTTTTGATATAAAATATACTGACCCAGTTATTTCATTTATTGAAACAAACGTTTTCTTTCAATTTAACCCGAACTTAACAACTCTTACAGAAAACACAATTAAAAATAATGTACAAAGTACAGTATCACAATACTTTGCAGATAACACTGGTAAATTTAAACAATCATTTAGACGAAGTAATCTATTAACATTAATTGATGCAGTAAGTCCTGCTATTCTATCATCTAGAATGGATGTAAAAATGCAAAGACGATTTACACCAACATTAACTGCAATTCAAAACCATACATTAAGATATCCACAAAGTATTGCACGAGCAGATGATGAAAACTTTAGAGTAACTTCAACACCTTTTACTTTTAATGGTAAGACATGTATTATTAGAAATCGATTAAGTTCAAATATACTTGAGGTATTTGACACAGTAAATACAGAAGTTGAAGTAGATAATGTTGGTTCTTATGCAGAAGATATTGTCTCAATCGTAGGTTTGCAAATAGATGCAATACCTAGTGGTGATTCATTTATAAAAGTTTCTGTAGTGCCAGATAATCAATCATTTGTTACGCCTTTAAGACAAGATGTGCTTAATCATGACATAGGTAAATCACTTGTAGAAGTAGTAGAAGTAGATACAAACGTATTAAACTAAGATGACACATAAAGTAGACGATACACTAAGAGACGATGGTAGAAGAGAAATATCTCAAGTTACTGGACGAGAGGTTGATAAAGTTGTTCCAGAACATTTTAAAACAGACTATCCAAAGTTAGTCTCGTTTTTAGAACAATACTATCATTTTGAAGATAGTGATGGTTCACCAAGTAGATTAGTAAATGATTTATTTTACACAAGAGATATTAATCAGGTAGATGAATCTTTATTAACTTATATTGAAGACGAGTTATTATTAGGACAATCTTACTTTGAAGGATTTGCAGATAAAAGAACTGCCGCAAAATTTTCTAATAACTTGTATCGTGCAAAAGGTACAAAGTTTTCAATCGAACAATTTTTTCGTATGTTCTTTGAAGTTGATATAGACTTAGAATATACAAAAGAACAAGTTTTTAGAGTTGGTGTAGCAGGTCATGATATTGGTGCAGAATCAAGAAAATTTATCACAAATGCTGAATTGTTTCAACAGTTCGCATTACGTATTACAAGTGAATTACCATTTAAAAGATGGCAAAGACCATACAAATTATTTGTTCACCCTGCAGGAATGTTTGTCGGGTCTGCGGTAAGATTAGAAGGAGTCGTACAGAATGACATACTTGCACCAATTAGTTTTGTTGACTCAGACTTAGGACAGATTGATGTGGTAGGTGCAACTGCATTTGGTTTTGATGAAGTAACACAATTTTTACCTGAGGTAACTGGTATCGCAAGAGATAGTGGAGATAGTGACGGTATATTTAAAAGAGTTATTATTGATGATGGTTTACTTACATCTATTGGTAGCACAAGTATTGTTGATATTCAAAAACAATATGAAACACTACGTGCCGCAGAATTAAGAACATCACCAACATTTGATGCAGATTCTACTGGTCTTGCGAATAGTGTAAACATAGACTTTAGTAATGCATTTACTTCTGAAACTATGGACCAAGATAGATTTGAGTTTTTTAGTGCAGATAGTGATGTATATTATTCAAAATTAAGTAATCCTGCACACATAAGTTAGGAATAATTTGTATAAATAGAGACATAGGAAAAAGAAATTATGGCAAAATTAGTAATCGCAAATGGAACGACTGCAAACGATGGTACGGGTGATACTCTTCGTTCTGCCGCTACCAAGATAAATTCAAACTTTTCTGAGATTTATACAATCTTAGGTGGTGATTCAACTGCATTAACTTCTAAAATTACATTTGGTGATGGCACAATCATCTTTGAAGGTACAACTGCAGATGCAAATGAAACTACAATAATAGCAGACGACCCTGGCGCTGACAGACAAATAGTATTTCCAAATGCTAGTGGTCATGTATTACTAGATTCAAGTACTGCTACATTAACAAACAAAACACTTACAAGTCCTGTTTTAACAACACCACAAATTAATGATACAAGTGCGAATCACCAGTATGTTGTTGGAGTATCAGAATTGGCCGCAGACAGAACAATTACATTACCTTTACTAACTGGTGATGATGAAGTGACATTTAATGCACATACACAAACACTAACCAATAAGTCACTTACAACACCAACATTAAATGCTTCCACAGTAACAGGATTAAGCGGAGCGGGTGTATTTAATGATTCTGCAGGTAACGAAGCATTGGTTTTAACAAAGACTTCAAGTGCAGTAAACCACATAGGTATTAAAAATAATGCAACTAATAATGGTCCTATTGTTGAAGCACTTGGTACAGATACAAATATTGATGTTCAATTAACTGCAAAAGGTACAGGTGGTGTTAAATTAAATAGTCCACAAATATTAACTCAAGAAACTAAAAGTACTACTGGTGCAATATCAAATACAGTTCCATTTACAGAATTTACATCGGGAACTGCTAAAGCAAATTCATTGGCAGATGGTGCCTCAGTCGGACAAATGAAAACACTTGTAGTTTCAGGAGCAGGTACAGTAACACTTACACCTGCAAACTTTGGACCAGGAACAACATTAACATTAGAACAAAACGAATCTGCAGTTTTAATCTGGGAAGGTACAAACTGGCAAATACTTAGCACATATGGTGGCGCAGTAGCATAAGGAGAATAAAAAATGGTAGCAATAGTAACAGACCCGCTAAAACAATTAGTTGCGGATTTGATTAAAATAAACGATAGTGATGCAAATAATAATTACTATGCGGCGATTGGTCGTTCTGAACAGTGGAATACGACAGATACACCACCAACTCCACTAAGAAATTTAGCGGACGAAATAAAGTTTAGAAATTCTATGCAATCAGTAAAATTAATTGGTGATGTTTCAAGAGTTGTTCCTAGAGCAAACTGGACATCTGGTTCAGTATACGATGCATACGATGATGCATCAATAGGATATCCAACAAATACTTATTACGTACTAAACAATAATCAACAAGTATACATGTGTCTTCGTCAAGGTAAAAGTGCGACTGGTGTAGTGCAAGTATCAACAGTAGAACCTAGTGGTGGTACAAATGGTACTCCATTTAGAGGAACTGATGGATATGTATGGAAGTTTTTGTATTCAATTAGTTCATTAGATGCAAGTAAGTTTCAATCTGCAAACTTTATACCTGTAAAATTAGTTGAAGGAATAGATACAAACTCTCCTGTTTCTGACCAAGAACAAAAAGGTGTGCAAGATGCGGCGATTAAAGGTCAAGTTGTAGGTTATGATATTATTACACCGGGTAATTACACTAGTACACCAACATTAACAATTGAAGGTGATGGTACTGGCGCACAAGCAACTGCGGTTTTGAGTAACAATCAAATTGTTGATGTAAAAGTTACAGATAGTTCAGACAACACTTTTAAACTTGCAAACATGGGACAAAATTATAACTATGCAAGTGTTAAAATTACTGGTGGTGGTACTGTATCTGCAAAAGCACAGATTAGACCAATACTTTCACCTCCATTGGGACTTGGACATGACCCAACAGACGATTTAAAATCATCATCATTGATGTTTAATGCTAAACCGACAGGTGAAGAAAGTCTTGACTTTATTATTGGACAAGATTTTAGACAAGTAGGATTATTAAAGAATCCAAAAGTTGATTCATCAGGAAATGTATTTAGACAGTTAATGGTTCAAGGTAGACATTATTCTGGTGATTCAGATTCTGGTGGTGGTACACTCTTTACTGCATCTACAGGTAGAGCAGTAAGAGGATTACAGTTAGCATCGCTTTCTAATAATTTTACAGAAGATAAAACAATTGTTGGTGGCACATCAGGCGCAAGAGCAATCGTAGATAAAGATTCGGGTTCAGGTAGTGGAACTGCATTGTTCTATCATCAAAATGACTCAACAGGATTTGCAAACTTTATTGCTGGTGAGGCATTAACAGAATCAGATGGAACAGGTGGCGGTAACATAGAAGCATCATCTGGATATGATAGTGGTACTGCCGCATTTATAAAAGCAGAAGTGAATCCATTTACTGGTGATTTACTGTATATTGATAATCGTGCGGCGATTACAAGGTCTGCAGAACAAACAGAAGATATTAAAATCGTAATACAGGTATAATACTATGGCAACAACATTTACTAAAAATACATTCGGAGTTACCTATAAAGATGACTTCGCAGATAGTGATAATTATCATAGAATATTATTCAATTCTGGTAGGGCAGTCCAAGCAAGAGAACTTACACAAGCACAAACTATAACTCAAGAAGAACTTGCAAGACTTGGTAGACATGTATTTAAAGATGGTGCCGCAGTTAACCCTGGTGGTCCAACAATTGATAACTCATATGAATTTGTTAAATTATCAAGCACTATTACAGATGACCAAGTTACTTCACTTGTTGGATTAGAATTTACTGGTGCTACATCAAGTATTAAAGCACGAGTTGTTCGAGTTGCACAAGCAGTTACAGACACTTCTTTAGCAGAATTATCTGCAAGTGTATCGGCAACTGGTGACCCTGCAACTCTTTTTGTGCAATATACCGAAAGTCCTAGTAATTTATCAGGTACTACACCTGTAAGATTTACTCCAGGAGAAAACATTACTTCTGGTGCAACAACTCTAACAGTTCAGTCAACAAACACTACTGCTAACCCGTCAACAGGACAAGGTACATTAGTCAGTAATGGTGCTGGTGATTTCTTTGTAAGAGGACATTTTGTTTTTGCTAAAAACCAATCTATTTTATTAAGAAAGTATTCTAAGTTTCCAACAGAAGTAGTTGGTTTTGTAGTTACAGAAGATATAGTCACGTTTGCAGACGATGCCGCATTGTATGATAATCAAGGTGCAGTACCAAATACCACTGCCCCAGGTGCAGACCGATATAGAATTAATTTAACACTTACAAGAAGTTCAGATGTTACAGGAACACAAAACTTTGTTTTCTATTGTGACGTAGTTGCTGGTGAGATAGTAGAACAAGTAACAGGTACAGATGACTATAATAAAATAGGTGATGTTCTTGCTTTGAGAACAAGAGAAGAGTCAGGTAATTACATTGTTAATCCATTTAGATTGAGTTTAGAAGCAGATTCGGCAGGAGCATCTACAAATTTAATTGCAAACGTATCTTCAGGAACTGCATACATAAATGGATATCGTTGCAATAAAGAAAAACCAACAAAACTTGTTGTACCAAAACCAAGAACAACAACTACAATTAATAATGAAACTGTTGGTGTAAATTATGGTTCATTTGTTACTTGTGATACTATTGAAGGTCTTATTCCTGTTGATGGTTCACGAGTAAATTTATCAACATCAACAACTAATCCAGGTGCTAGTATTATTGGTACCGTAAGAGTTCGTTCAATAACAAAAGATGGTGCTAATTTCAGAGCATATCTTTACGATATAAAAATGAACTCTGGAGAAAACTTTAGAAGCACAAGAACAATTGGTACAGGCACGACAGACTTTTTGAAAATATTACTGACAGGTTCTCAAGCAGTATTAAAAGAAGGTAATAATAGTGCAATAGTATTCCCTACACCTAGAGTAAGGCCAAAAACTTTATCTGATATTAACTTTGAGGTACAGAGAGTCTTCGCTGGTACAGTAAGTTCAGGAACTGTTACGTTAACTGCATTAAGTGGAGAGACTTTTGTAAATACTGCTGATTGGATTGTTACTACAGATTCAAGTGGTGACAGAGTTGCTAATCCAACTTTTGGGTCAGTAGGGTCACAGTCATTAACTATTTCTGCATTGCCAGATGGAGCACACACAATTTATGCAAAAGTAAACAAAAGCAATGGTTCATCAAGAACAAAAACACTTGCAGAATCAACTGTCACTAGAGCGCCTATTACAAATGGTATTGCTGATGGAACTGCAGGACAATTAGTTTATGTAAAACTAGACCACCCAGACATTTACACAATTGAAGAAATAAAAGATGGTAGTTCAAGTGGTGCTGATATAAGTGCAAACTTTGATTTAGATAATGGACAAAGACCAGCATTTTATCAAACTGGTAGAATTATTTTAAAATCAAGTGCAACTGCACCAAGTGGTAATGTTTATGTTAAATACAAACACTTTACACATGGTGCAACAGGTGACTTCTTCTCAGTAAATTCATATACTGGTCAAGTAGAATATGAAGACATTCCTGATTACAGACCAGACCAAAGAACAATTGTAAATTTAAGAGACGTAGTTGACTTTAGAGGTATAAAAGCATCTGATAGTGGTTCGTCTGCAGGTGCATTTACTCATACTCACGATTTACCTTCAACAGGTGACATTGTAAATACAGATATTGAATACTATTTACCAAGAGCAGATAGAGTTGTTGCAAGTACTGATGGAACATTACAACTTATTTCGGGTCAGGCAGGTTTTGCTAGACAACTGCCACCTGTACCTGAAAATACTTTAAATTTATTTGAAGTAAATATGAATGGTTATGGTATATCAGATTCAGATGCTAGTGTAAAAACACTTAAGTATAAAAGATTTAGAATGCAAGACATTGCTAGACTTGAAGAAAGAATTGATGGATTAGAAGAAACAACTGCACTATCATTTTTAGAAGCACAAACAGAAAACTTATTAATTACTGATTCTGGTGGTACTGCCAGAACTAAGTCTGGTTTCTTAGTAGATAACTTTAACGATAGAGGTTTATCTGATGCTCAAGACCCAGATTATCGTGCATCTGTTGACCCTAGTACAAACACTTTACACCCACACGTTTCAACACAAAACATACCTTTAATATATGATTCTGGTAAATCTACAAATACTATATTAAAGGGTGATAATGTTTACTTGACACATACGGAAACTGATGCTATAGTACAAACACAAATTTCTGGCACAGAAAATATTAACCCATTTGCAGTAATAAGTAATGAAGGTCAAATCAGACTTTCTCCTGCATCTGATACATGGACAGATACTAAATATGACCCTGCAAAAGTTGTTAATCAAGAAGCAACTATTGACATTGGTGATGTTAATGGTCAAGGAAATCAAAATGCTCAAGCATTGAGAATGATATGGAATAGTGTTAGACTTAATGGTATTGTCGGTGGTGTTGGTAATTTAGACACAACTCCTTGGTTTGGTAACTGGGTATGGAACTGGGCAGGTATTGAAACTGCGACAACTACAAGTGTAACTGAAAGATTTACTTCTCAACAATCTCAAAATTTAGGTGGTGGTGGAGCATTACTTAGAACTACAGAAACTTTCTCACAAAGACAAGTTGTTGGTTCAGGAACAATAAATGAAATAATAGGTGACAGAACTGTATCGTTAACATTTATACCTTTCATGAGACCAAGATTAGTGTTCTTTAGAGCAGAAGGTTTAAGACCTGCAACTAGATACTATCCATTCTTTGATGGTGTGTCATTTGATAATTTTGTAAAAGCAGAAACTTTTAAAGATGTTAGTGGACAAGAGTATAGAGGTAATCAGTATCAAAATTTAAATGCTCACCCTAATACTTCATCGACTTTAGTGACTGATGCTTCAGGTAAAGTAGAAGGTTCATTCTTAATACCATCTTCTGATACAAATAAATTTAGAGTTGGTGAAAGAGAATTTAAGTTATTAGATATTTCTGTTGATGATGAACCATCTTCAACTTCTGTTGCTTCTGCAATCTTTACTGCTAAAGGCACATTAGATACTAGACAAGAAACTATACGTTCAACTAGACTAACTGTTACTGCGACAAGACGTTGGGACACAGTCACATGGCATGACCCACTTGCACAATCATTTAGGGTAACTGCGCCAAATGGTATGTTTATAACTAAAGTACAATGTTATTTTGCTACTAAAGACGATGCTATTCCTGTACAATTACAAATAAGACCAATGGTTAATGGTCACCCAAGTTCATCACAAATTTTCCCAGGGTCATCTGTATTTGTTAATCCTGGAAGTGTAAATACTGCGACAGGTACTCAAGCAAATGCTCTTGCGGCACCAACAGATTTTGTTTTTGACGAACCAATATTCTTAAATGCAGACACAGAATATGCAGTTGTACTGCTTTCAGATTGTACAAGTTATAATGCATATGTTGGTAGAACTTATGAATTTGAACTAGGTAGTACTGAGAAAAGAATTAACAAACAACCTTCAATGGGTAGTTTATTTAAATCACAAAATGGTACTACATGGGAACCAGACCAAACACAAGACTTGGCATTTAAAATATCTAAAGCACAATTTACGACTGCTGGTGGTACTGCAACATTTGAAAATGCAAGTGTGCCAAAACAAAAATTAATTAATAACCCAATACTAACTACTGCAAGTAGTAAAGTCATAAATGTATTAATGCCAGACCATGGATTACATGTTAATGATACTGTCATGATTGAAGGTGTCAGTATTACTAATGGACAAAATGGTATTGATTCTTCAGGTACTTTGAACCAAGGAAGTCTTCACGCCAAACATACTGTAACTGCAGTAGATGGTAATGGTTTTCAATTCAATGCGCCTCAGTCAGGAAATGCAAGTGCATCTGGTTATATAGGTGGTGATAATGTTACATGTACTAAAAACATAGAATTTGATATAGTTGTACCGACTATGGACACACTTTTACCAGAAGATACTACATTTAATTTAGGTGCGAAGTTTACTACAGGTAAATCTCTTGCTGGTTCAGAAACAAGATTTAGTAAAGATGATAATTTCTCAAATGATATTAGACTAGGTGACGAGAACTTCTTCGATGCTCCTAGAATGATAGCACACGACTCAGATGAAGATGTTGAGTTAGGTGTAGGAACAGGACACGGTAATAAGTCTGTAGAATTACGAGCAACTATTGATACAATTAGAGCAGACGTTTCGCCAGTAATTGATACACAAAGATGTTCATTGACTACAATTCATAATAGAATTGATAAACAAGCAAGTGGTGCCACAACAGGGTTTAATGTTCCGTTGTTTTTTACTGCTGAAACAGAACCTCAAGGTGGGTCACATATCAGTAAGCATATAACTAGACCTATTACTTTACTAGAAGATGGAGTGAATTTAAAAGTAATATTTAATTCTCGTAGACCTGCAGAAGCAGATTTTGAAGTTTACTTTAGAACTGCAAATGAAGGTGTAAATATACACGAAGAACCATATACACTTATGCCATTAGAAAGTCCTGTTGGTGCAGACGAATCTAATTTCTTAGAATACAGATATAATGCTCACCCTAATGAAATAGAAGCATTTAATCAGTATCAAATAAAAATTGTGTTTAGGTCAA